ATTGAAGAGGTACCAAAGCTTAAACTTTGGTACTGAAATTGGTGAAAGTAAAGAGGAAGAAAACAGCATTAAGAAACTAGATTACTTTATGGGTATTGAAGCATCATATGTTAATCCCGTTCGTAACTTGCTAAAGCTACGGGAAAAGTATGATCTTTTACTATAAAGTCTATGAGCTATTGCAGTTTATGCAATAGCTTTTTTGTTGACAAATTTAGGTACTACTGGTAAAGTATATTTATCAAGAAAAGGAGATTGATATGGAAATTAACAAGTTTAGAGGTAAGTATTTCTTTTTAAGTAACTTCTATGGTCATCCTGTTGAATACGATGGCTTGACATATAAAAATAATGAAGCTGCTTTTCAATCAGCAAAAGTGCCTAAGAGCAAGCAGGTATGATCAATAGGTGGCCAGCTAGTTACACGTGACTTATTTACTGGTTTAGAGCCTAATGAGGCTAAATGGTTAGGCCGTCAGGTTGCGCTTAGAAAAGACTGGGAAAATGTTAAGCTTAAAGTGATGGCAACAATTGTTACCAATAAGTTTAAAGACCCTATTCTAAGGAAAAAGTTACTTGATACAGGTGATGCTGATCTTGTTGAAGGCAATACTTGGCATGACCAAGAATGGGGAGCTTATAAGGGTGTTGGTAACAATTACCTAGGGAAAATTTTAATGGTAGTTAGAGAGCACATTAAAGAAGGGGAACAGTAAAATGAGCGAAGAAAAACTGTACGCGGGGATGAACGATGAAGGCAAATACTGGAATTTTGCAGATCGAGATGGCTTCTTTGAATCAGACTTTGCATCTTGCTCGGCCACAGATGACGAGAGATATACCAAAAATGTGGTTCGTGATCATGGTGGCCACGTTGTCACGTTCGTTGAGGAGCCTAAAAAGGTAGTGCTGAGCAAAGAACAAGCCCAAATCGTTGAAGGTGCAAACAAGTCTCAATTTCCAGCATCCTATATTTCTGACCATACTGGTAGTTCCTATTGTTTGGAGAAGCTACTGATGGACGCTTATGCCAATGGATACACCGTGCGTAAAGAGAAACGATACAAGGTTCTAACCCCTAAGAGTTGGTGGGCATCTGAAAATGAGCCAGAGTATATGCATATGAATGTGTTTAATGGTATTGAAAATTATAAGGGAGCAGATGATGATACCTTGTTCACGCAGAAACAGCTTGATCTATACGAGTTGAACGGAGCACCCTTCACGAAAGAAGAGGTGACTGACGATGAGGTATGAATGTCGCAATATGTTTGGTGGTGAAGTAATTGCCACATTTAGGACATACGAAAAAGCAGAAGAGTTTATCGACGCATCAGCGGACTACCCAGATTGGTGGACAGTTCCGGCAATGACTATTGTGGAGGTGACTGACGATGAGCAATGAGACGAAGCAGGAGATCAACACGTTTCCAGAAGAAACCGAGCAGCAGAAAAATTGCCCGTATTGCCATGAAGTTGACCCACAATCAAAACATGCGCATTACGGCAAAGCCATGTCAGACAAGACAGAATATTTCGATTTTGTTCGCAAAACAAAATTGTGCAGACGGGTAAAGGCAAGAATCAAGTCCCCAGAAAACCAGCACCCAAAGTTGTGTGTCACCCAAATGAACCGGTTCAGAGAAGTATCAGTTGTTTTGGATAAGAAAATCAACTATTGCCCAATTTGCGGGAGGAAATTATGACAGATACGAAGCGAGAAGTGTTCGAGTATTATCTTGACATGATAAAGGCGATTAAAGACCCATTAGCTCCTGAATGTGTGCTAGAGGCAAGAAAACGTTATGATGCCGCCTTGCCAGATGATCTTCCGGTGATACCAGAATTAATTGGGAAATACCTGATAATGCGTAAGCATGATCATGGAGACCTATTTCAGGCGTTTGATGAGGGTACATCAGCGAGCCTAGATGGTACTAAATGGGAAAGCGTGCAAGATTGGTTCAGCGATGCCAAAGATAGCTTTGACACATTTGCCCGTGCATGGGTGCTAGGTGTCTGGCGCGTTGATGAAACAGGGGAAACCGTGAAATTGGAGGCGAAGGGATGAAATTTTTGGATTTGTTTGCAGGTGTAGGCGGTGTTCGATTGGGAATGGAACAAGCTGGTCATTCCTGCATTGGCTGGGTTGAATGGGATAAATTCGCAAGGAAAAGCTATGTTGCCATTCACAAACCAGATGGTGAGTTTACAGAGAAAGATATTAATAATGTTACTTCACAAGAATTACCAAAAGCGGATTGCTGGTGTTTCGGATTTCCATGCCAAGATATTTCAGTTGCAGGAAAGCAAGGAGGATTTACAAATGGAAAAAGGTCAAGCCTGTTCTTCAAAGTCACAGGACTTATTAAGCAACTCAAAGAAGAAGATAAACCCAGTTACTTATTCATTGAAAACGTTAAAAACCTTCTTAGCATCAACAAAGGATGGGACTTCGCAAAGTTGCTCATTGAAATGGATGAAATCGGGTATGATGTCGAATGGGACGTTATCGACTCAGCCGAAGTCGTCCCTCAACACAGGGAACGTATCTTCATTGTCGGACATCTTAGAGGACGAGGTACCAGAAAAGTATTTCCTATCATCAGAAAAGACGGAAAAGCTGATAAGCCAGATAAAGCAATAAAACAGGTTGGCAATATCAGTGCTTCAAAATCTTTCGGTGGTAACCCACAGGTTAGACGAGTATATGGCACTGACGGGATTGCACCAACACTTAGTACTATGCAAGGTGGTGGGCAAGAGCCAAAGATAGCAATTCCAGTTTCTTCACCTGACATAATTTTTAAAAACCAGAATGGCAGAAGATTTAAAGAAAATGGTGATCCAGAGTTTTCATTAACTGTTCGTGATAGGCACGGAATATTAACAAATAGGAACAATCCAAAGGTTGCTGTTCGTGAGGCTACTAAGAGTGGGTATGACGTTGCTCAATTGGGAGACAGCATTAACTTTGCTCAGCCGAATAGTAAGACCAGACGTGGACGGGTTGGCCATGGTGTTGCGAATACCTTAACGACTGTTATGGAGCAAGCTACGCTGACAGGTGATTTGAAAATTCGCAAGTTAACGCCACTTGAATGTTGGCGCCTACAAGGCTTCCCCGATTGGGCATTTACACGAGCGCGCGAAGCTGGATTAAGTGACAGCCAATTATACAAGCAGGCTGGTAATAGTGTGACTGTTCCAGTTATTAAGGCAATTGCTGATAGAATGGGCTACAACGATAATCGCCAAGGAACCGGCGAAATTGTGAAACTAGAGGAAGAAAAATGAGTGATGCAAATTTTGAAGCTTTAACTAATACTATTAATGTAAGTCTGTCAGGTGTACAGGAAAAAGCAGCAAAGGGAGACTATGAGGCAGCACATGCTGCTGAAGATGACTTGCGTGACTTTGCTTTGCAGCGTATTGCCAAGGCCGACATGACAATAGAACAGGCGAAATACATTGCCAGCTTAGCATTAGAAACAAATAATATCGACTTTACTCGTTGGTATGCTTAAAGGAGAGTACAGATGGGATTAGACATTATTGCCGTTAAAAATATTAAAGAATATAAGAAGCAAGAAAATGCTGCGGAACAAGCCGAAAATAAACTAATTGATGAAGCAGGTCCTGATGATGTTATTGCATGGGACTCTATTGATTACCCTAAAGTGGCGTTGTCATTTAGCATACCTTATAGTGGCTTTCATAATCTTAGACTTAATATGGGAAATGCTTTTGGGATTAAGTATCATCAGGAACTACCTGAAAGTTCAGAGGACGTTTTTTGGCAAGGATTAATTGATGCTGATGCACCAGAGTATTTTAAACATTTCTTTTTGCATGAAGATAATGAGGGAAAATATTCTAAAACTGACATTAAAAATTTAGCACAACTTCTTAAGAGTGTTCCTAGTATTAATGAAATGTATGGTCAACCAAATTATGCTAGATTTAGGAAGTTTGTATTGGATAGTGCTAATAAGGATTTAGAGTGGCTGTTTGAATAATGGAGGAAAATAAATGAACCAAGAACAGAAAGAATGTCCCTATTGTCATGCACCCTTTTCAGAGTATCGTACTGGTAAGGGTTTCTTTACTGGCATGGTAGAGGGAACAAATCTTGAGCAACGTGAAGATGGAAGATGGTT